CCTTCTAGGTTAGCGTTTGATAGGTTAGCGTTATATAGATTAGCGCCTTCTAGGTTAGCGTTATATAGATTAGCGTTATATAGATTAGCGCCTTCTAGGTCAGTGCCTTCTAGGTTAGCGTTATATAGATAAGCGCCTCTTAGATCAGCGTTATATAGATTAGCGCCTTTTAGGTTAGCGTTATATAGACAAGCGCCTGTTAGATTAGCGCCTACTAGGTTAGCGCCTTTTAGGTTAGCGTCTCTTAGGTTAGCGTTATATAGACAAGCGCCTACTAGGTTAGCTTTTGATAGATCAGCGTTTGTTAGGGTAGCGCCTTTTAGGTTAGCTTTTGTTAGGTTAGCGTTATATAGATCAGCGTCTTTTAGATAAGCGCCTCTTAGATCAGCGTTATATAGATTAGCGCCTTCTAGGTCAGTGCCTTCTAGGTTAGCGCCTCTTAGTGTTTTATTATCGATTGAGTTAGACATTTAATCTATTCCTTTTTTTTAAGTTATACAAGTAGTATAGCGCTATTCTAGTTTAAAGTCAACACTTATTAATAATTTTTATAAAAATGTGTTCCGTGATAATTATAATTCCCATCAGCAGACTTAACCACAGTGATGTGACCAATGCTTGTCCCTCCATCCTTATGGGTGACATTCCAACTAGGACGGTAGTTATCGATCTTGTAATATTTAATCTTATCCCAGCTGCTAGTATCGTGTCCCGACTCCTTAAATATCGTTAGTACAGCGTCATCACTCCATGTATACGGCTCAGTATTACACATGAAGCTTTTATCTAGTTCGTAATATTTGTTTGTCATCTTAGAACCTATAACTTTCTATAATAATAATAATAATAATATTTTATGACCTGGATATTAACAGCTAATTACCTGCAGCAAGTGACATTCGCCATTCTCACCCAACCGTCCGCGCCAGCTGAAGACCGCAAAGACCCTAGCTTGAGTACCATACGAAGCGACAACTCGCGTAGTTTATGATTATTTATTTCGATATACTGAAGCACATCATTCTTCTGTGGTGCAGTCAGATTGTCAAGCAATCCTTGCGCAACCACCTGACGAATTCGTACTAGGTAGTCAGTGCGTGTCTTCAGCGCCAAATCGATATAGTGGCTACGCGAAACAAGCGCCTGTAGGTGTGGGGCTAACTTATGACCGCGGTCAATCATAGCATCAAAATCATAGTTAGTAATGAAGATAATTGTACCATTGAATTCAAAGTTACGTGGAATCAATTCAGCTGACTCTTCGTCAACCAGCTTGCCCTCGGACATCCATGAAACGCGGCGCTTTTCAGTCGTATCACAGACAGCTTTCAGGATATTGAGGGACACGTCATCAAAGAAAACAGAATCAGCATCATCAAACACGATTACCTGGCCTTTGTCTTTGTACTGATACAACAGCTTGTAAATACCAGTAGCGCGAACATAACCTTTCACGATAGTGTGATTATCTTCCGCCGGATCCCACTCAGCGAGAGCGCTCTCAACAGAATAGGATTTACCCAATCCAGCCGGACCACTCACGATAAGCGCGCGAGATTCGCCACTGATTGCTGACTTAGTGAGCAACTCTAGGATCTCAAAACGCTCTGAAATTCTAGTATCGATTTCAGCCAGAGTTTCTGTTGGCTCTTCTGTGTTATACTGCACCTTCACGGACGCCATCCGATCGGCTTTCGACATTCTTACTTTCTTCGGTGAAGTAGTTCTTACGGACATTTCATCTATTCCTTATCAAGTTATACTGTAGTATAGCGTTGTTTTGATATAAAGTCAACACTTAATTGTAAGAATAAGTAAATTAATTATTTTCCCGCATGTATGGTCGGCGCGCCGATAATTCCGCGTTTCGCGCGTATAGATTGGATCAAAGAGAATACATTATCTCCATCAGCAACGTTGATTTTCTTTTCGATGGTGTATCCTTTAGTGTCAGTAGTATAGTATGTAATAGTCATGTCCATTCATTCCTTATCAAGTTATACTGTAGTATAGCGTTGTTTTGGAATAAAATCAACCTTTATTTTATTTTTTTATTAAAATATCTAAACATTTCTTGACATATTGCGATCTATTACGCACAAATATTTGTGCGTCTGGTTCATGATCTACTGTGATAATGATCGCGATTTGTGGTATTTCGATTCCGAAAGTCTTCTGGAACATCATTGAATAGATGGTTGATTGTAAAAAATAAGATTCAATCCACGCCTCTGGTTTAATTTTCTTAGAGGTCTTATAGTCGATGATAGACGCGACGCCATTATATTCAGCTACCAGATCTGTTCTGCCAGCGCAACCGAGTGTGGTATCATAGAGTGGAATTTCTACACCCAACACGTTGTTGACATGTTCGTCCAATATTTTCTTGATGGGTTGGAAAGATCCTACATTGAATGGCATCTCGCCTTTGTAAATATCATTTTGGTTAAGGACATATCGCTCTGCAATATTATGGACTGCAGTCCCTCTTCTCGCCGCTTGTGTGGACACCTTGCTGGCTTCTTCTTCGCCCACTCTGGCTTTCCACCTCAATAAGGCTGAGTTATCCAAAGCCTCAGAAAGAATTGAGGTGACAGATTTTAGCCTGTCACCTTCTGGCGTCACATAGTGGCGTTTGCCGCCAATCGTCTCGGTTTCCATCTCTTGAAAATCAACCAGAGTGTGGTTGAATAATTTCTTATTTCGTGCCTGCGATTGATCGTTCATAATATACAATGATTTCTTTTTGTTGTAAGATATAGCGTCTCAGTTCAGCCATAGTGAACGCCAGGTTCTCGTATCCTTGTGGCGTCACGGCTATGAAGTTAATGTTTCCATTTTCGCTCCTATAACGTTCAATAAATGCATCTAAATTAGCATCAGAGACCACATAGAAATAAGGCTCTTGGATTGCCACCCCACTAGGTCTGGGGACAATAGGTATTTTCTTCTCAATTACTTGTGGTACTTTTACGATATCACTCTGCTGGCTGCAGCTGGTCACCAATATCAGTGCTAGTGATGCTCCTAAGATCGTCGAATACTTTTTTAGTCGCACTGTTGATTTTTCCTTCTAATATATCTGGTGTAGTTTCGGCCAGACGATTAATGTTAATCCTAGCAAACTTTTCCCTCAGCTCGGAGATATATCCTTGGCTTTCTTTCAAGTTCTCGGCTAACTCCCGATTGAGTTTCTCAATCAATTCATTTTGCTCAGTCATTTGTTTAAAGGCTTCGTCCTTTTGCTTCACAGCGAAACTCAGCTCAGTAACAGATTCACGTAGGTTCGTAATAGTTTTTTGGGAAGAGTTGTAATAGTAGTATGCACCACCCAAAAGCACTGCTAGCAAAGCGGGGACCAGCAGCGCGCCATATAATCTAAACATACCAGCTCTTTTCCTGAGCTAGTAGTTCATTATATTGTGTCATGTCATTGGAATAATGATCTTTAATTAACTCAATTAAAGTACGAAGCTCAGAAATTCTGCCATGGGTGTAGTAATCATCACTACCAGCGCGACCTTTATCGGCTTCCATGATATTGATAACCCTTTCGGCTCTCTCTATAAGCTTGAATCCCATCTTCTCTTCAACCGGCGTTAGTTCTGGAAATTGACGGTAAGACATTATATTTCCTTTCTTATGGACGTTGGATCGTGCAAGATTTATTTTCAATAGTGCCATCGTATTGATTTTTGATCTCCATGACAATGGCGCCTTCGTCCAAATTCAGTTTTTGAATAAAGTAGATAAGATCAGCCGATATACCTACATCTACAAAATCATATGTTGTTTCGTTATCATACTGATCCACCGTTGTTTCTTTTTTGATCCTCAAGATAATATCGCCTTCGCTCAGACCACAAGCTTTCTCAGCTGGCGAGTCAGTAGAGGCGAAAGCTTCAACATCAATTTCCCATTCATCAGAGTATCCCAGGTTGACGCCTAGTTTCGGGACATTTGTCTTGGAATAAGTCAAGAAATCATAGATAACTTTATTCGCTATTACGCCTGGAATAGCATATGCATGACTGCCTCCGTTGCCAAGTTGGATTCGGGAGTTGATACCGATAACGTCACCATCGACGTTGAGTAGAGGTCCGCCCGAGTTACCTTCAAACATATTAGCGTCCGTTTGATGGAACAATACTTCCCCTCCTACCGAGCCAGGCGCGCGTCTTTTGGTGCCGCTAATGATTCCAGTGGAGAAAGTCCAGTAAACACCCCATGGATGTCCTAATGTATAAGCAATATCTCCAATATTGGGATCTTCGTCTGAGATAGTTAAAGCGTTCCAGTCTGCAGTAGCTTTGAAATCATCCCAGTCTTTAATCCTTAAAATAGAAATATCATGGTATGGTGAGGAATGTAATACTTCGGCGTGATAAGGCGCGTTTGAACTATCTGCGTATACAATGACATTTGTCATTCCCTCGACCACATGATAATTTGTTACGATTACATTTTCATCAATAAAGAATCCTGTCCCCATACTGCTCGGAGGGTCGTTTTGTATCATCACAACAGCGTTAATGGATTGCTGGTATACCTCACTTGAGCTTTTTTGCGCCGTTGTCGGGTCAATTATGCAAGAAGCTGATGCGAGCAGAACAACGCCGATGCCTGCGATCGCAACGCTTTTTTTGATTTTATTAAAGTTAATCATTCTATATGTCCTTGTGATTATTTTAGGATTGTTGGCATATTATATTTATTACAGTTGGCTATAATAATCAATAGCGTCTTCGTTTTTGGCATTCTTGACTTTTTTGAAGCCATACCACCAGAGCTTGGCTCTCACATACGTATCGATTGCCCCTTTAATAGCAACACCGACACCAGCAAGAGAATCAATACAAAAATAAATACATACAGGTATATTGTCTCAGTCATTTAATCTATTCCTTTTTAAGATTATACTGTAGTATACCGTTGTTTTGATAAAAAGTCAAGCTTTATTTTATTTTTTTAATAACATTTCACCATCACGAACAACATGCATATGAATTGAATACCTCATTTGATAATCCAATCCATTTCTAACCAGTCTGTTTCTTCATCTAGCATCTTAACCTTCACGCCAATTTTAACTTTCATATTCCACTACCTTAACGTTATCTTCTTTACCTTCAAGCCGCCAAATAATAGCAATCTTTTCTGCACTTTCCTCATCTTCAAAAATCATAGGAACTAGATCCGACTGATGTTTTGTAGGCTCTGTGATATACATCCAATCGTCCTTGCCGTCAAGACAAACTTTTATAGCGTATTTCATTATTACCATTCTGGTGCACTATATTTGCCATCTTTTTTGTAACCTCTTGAACCATTTCACCATCACGAACAACATGCATATGAATCGGACACATACTTGATTTGATATAAGAACGTCCACCATCAATCATATGACCATTCTCGAATTGTTTGTAGTCATGTCGATGGGCGCTATACTGTAGATCGCCAGCATCATCTTCGATAAGTCCAAACTCTGCTTGTTCGATCCTATCTGCATTGGTAATCATTAGATTGCCGCACGGTAGTTGGAAAATGCCAAAATACTTGTTACCAAACACGGGGTGTGGCGTGTCGCGATAGAAGATATCCATCGCTTGGGCTTCACCCCCTAGTGCCGATGTACAGACATAGGTAATAGAAACTCCATCCCTTTCCGAATAGAGTTTGCAAACCTTATCAGTATCAAATTGTGGTTCGTGTTTAATCATTTTTCATTTTCATTCCAAACTTTAATTTCATCGGCGGACATATAATATTCAAGTACAGTTTGAATTGCTTTGAGCAACTCATAATCTGGTTCAAGCACTGTATCAGAACAGTCTACCCGATCAAACTTGTTATTTCTCTGGTAAGCATCTTTCAACTCATCAATAACAACTTGGTCGACATCTTCAACTTGTAATGTAACTGATTTCATTTTTCATCTCTTTATATGTAGTCTTATAAAAAGGGCGAACCGAAGCCCGCCCTAATCCTAAACTTTTTTAAAAATTGACCCTGACGCCCAGAACTGTATCTGAGTTGTTGAGTGAATCATCAATCGTAAGTTCACCATACGCTGTAAACATATCATTAAATTTGTACTGCAGCACAGTTTCTAATCCAGAATATTCCAGCTCATCTGTGTTATCGTATGTGCTGATGAGGCTAGGTGTCAACGTCCACTGACCGTACTCAGCCGAAAAACCGAGTCGTCCTTCCCACTGCTCACCATCAATAGAATATTCCAGTTGGGCGTATCGTTTGAATTCAATGCCATTGAATGATTCCTTTACTTCTGAGATAACAGGAGTATTTGTAGGGAATTTAAGTAGATCCGGACCAGAAGCCGAAGCTACTGAAACGAGCATTGGTGTTGTTAACAATACAGCACTGATTGCTGTTGTGAATTTTTGGCGACTAATCATAAGTATTCTCCATAATATAAAAATAAATGGGGAGATAACTTTCTCTCCCCGACGCGTCTATTTAAAGCGACGAACCTTATCAAGTTATACAAGTAGTATAGCGTTGTTTTGATATAAAGTCAACCTTTATTTTCATTAATCAATGCAATTTTCTACCCCATGTTTCTTCTGATACACAATACATTATCATTGATGAATTGATCAGATATATAGGTGTGCAACCAGCGACTTTCCACCTAGCACCAATTGCCATAAGATTACTAAATTTATTATCAGATTCACCCATTTCCATTAAAGCTTTGGCTGTGTCTTCTACAATATCTTCTGGGATTATTTTATATTCCTCAGACATCGATGCCTATTTTTTCTTTTTGGATGATATACGATTTGACCAAACCTGATCGTACAATGTCGTCCTCATGGAAATCAACGAATTCGAACTTATTCATTCTATTGATAATCTGCATGAATTTCATGATGCCACTTTTTTCTCGCTCAGTCGTGAAATCGCTTTGTCTGAAATCACCACAAAAAATGATCTTGCAATTCCTACCGACACGCGTCATGACAGAATCGAGTTCGTGTAGCGTCATGTTAGCTATTTCATCAACAACGATAATGGTATTGTCCAACGTTATACCACGAATAAAAGATGTGGTGATAAAATCAATCATATTCCTAGATTTTAATAACTCATACGCATCACCACGTTCATAAAGTTCAGAACAAATTGCATAATATGGCGCTTCGTATGCTTTAGTTTTTTCTTTAGCGTTTCCAGGTAAAAAACCCATGTCCCTGGTGGGAACAACGCTTCTGATGATTGTCACATTCTTATAACATGAATCGGGATTACTTTCGATTTCTTTAAGAGCGAGATACAAAGAAACAAAACTCTTTCCCGTCCCCGCAATACCGTGTAACATCAGATTCTGTCCTTCAGCAAACGCATCAAAACACCGAGCTTGATTATCAGTTAATGGCTCTACATGCTTCAAATTAAATTTAGACTTTGAAGACGGATCGAGAGGACTCTCTTGTCGCAGTTTTCTTCTTTGTTTTCGAGATAGTTTTTTATTTGACTTTGTCCCGTACATTGGTCATCCTGCTTGTTATTATTGTTATTGTTATTTTTAGAAAGTGTTGATTGTACTTTTCGCTGAGAAAGAGCGCTGGTGTGTGTGATTCTTTTTTATCTCCTTTAACACATCACGAAACCCCTCATCTGGTTTACCCATACCACGACCAGAGCTAATTAATGGTGGTGTAGTAATCAATGGTATGACGGAATCTTTGTGTTGTTCTTTGTATTCATCGAACTCAGAAAGAGTCAAGAATTCCTCATAGATAACGCCGGTTTGGATATCTTTAAAACTATATGTTGGCATCAGTAATTATTATCTTCCATTAGATCTAATAAGTCATCGATGTGCTTAGATCGTAGGTTCATCTTACTTAGTTTACGAGCTTTTTCTTTTTTATATTCTTTTTTATATCCACGACTCGCTGACTCACCCTCGAGCTCGTCTTGTGTAGTGTTATAATTTTTCTTAATATTCTTGAATTTATTCGACATGTTCTTCTTGTGTGTTGTTTTGAATTAATCCCGGTAGAGCTTCCATTACGTGTTTGATCGTAATTCCCTTGATTGGTTTTTTGTCCTTCATATCACAAAGAAGAGCAGCATCTTCAGTCGTCACTCGCTCGAGTAGCTGCACAAACATCATCTCTCGTTTGGATTGGCTTAGGTTTGGGTGAAACCCTTCAACATAGTACTGGATATTCTTTGCTTCTTTATGTAGCACATGTTCCTGGTCGGCCAATTCTTGCACTTTAAATGGCGGTGTGCCTGCAGGCAACAAAAATCTAACTGAATCGTCATAAATAGCTTGCAGGATAACACGCAATGCAAAAGTATCATTCGCACCGAGCATATTAATCTTATCAATAGTCTTCTTTTGTTTTCCTACTTTCGTCAGGAATTCTGCCATACCAATAACCATGGTTATTCTCCTTAAATTTAAAAATCACCGATGTGTTGTGTTAACTCTCGGAGTTTGAATGAGGTAAAATAATCTAAAAGTTTAGACCTGTTCTTACCTGTTTGTTTGTTATACGATACCATAACGTTTTCTTTAATAGTATCGGGCGTGTGTGAAAGATCAATCAGCTGTGCGTTTCTAAAATAGTTTCTAGAAATATTTGTTTCCGGGTACTCTGGCCACTCATCATCAGTGATCTTTTTAAATTTCTCTATACGTTTCGCAGTCAATGGTCTTTGTCTTTCGCCGACAACGAAGCAATTATCAGACGAAAGAATGTTAGGTACTCCGTCGCTACTATCGCCTTTCATAATATGTTCAATGAGATATGTTTCAGGATCGTTATGTTTGATCCAGCGTTTACGTGTTGGGTCGTACTGCTTAACATTACCATACACGTGTAGTTGGATGAAGTCTTTATCGCCTGAAAGTATGAGGATTGGATCACCACCAATAGTTTGACCAAACTCTGTACACAGCGTACCAATGATATCATCAGCCTCAGCTGATTCAATGTCAATGATTCTATAGGGGAAAAACTCTTTAAGTTCTGATCTGATTTTATCCATACAACCGAAGATCTCGCTCCAATCTAGTTCGGATTTAGCTTGGCTCTTCTTGCGGTTGGCTTTGTAATAAGGAAATATCTGTTTTCTCCAGTAGTTCCTATTATCACATGCTATGACCATTTCACCATATTCAGCACCAAACTTCACTTTATATGACCGTAAAGTATTGATGATCATATGTCTGACCATATTCTCTTCAATTTTTGCATTAGTATGGCTACCAAGTTGCGATAGAAGGTTAGATAGCATTACCTGGTTAAGATCCACGATAATCATTATATTAATCTTTCTTTTTCTCTTTTTCTAATTTTATATTTAATTCATCTACGATTGATAGGACTGGTTGCTCGTGACTGTTATCTTCAACCACAAATATTTCGTCAGATAGTTTCTGGAAAGGATGTTTAATACCGTGATGACGGTACATCAAAGACCGCAAACATTCAGTGATCATTGCGCTTTCTTTCAATAAACTATCAGGAAGAACCCCTTCCATAATATCTTCGTCGTCAGGCAGCGCAAAGCCTGCGATATCTAGGTTTTGGAATATTTGTGTCAATGTGTGGGCTAATGTCTCTTGTACATGGAACATCTTTAATGATACTATTTTATCATTAATGTCGTCAGCCATTACTGTGATCGCATTGGCGGGTTCAGCCGCGAGGGAAATAGCCTCTTTATCGCTTTCCGAGAAAGTGGCATATCCTATTTTCTTTCCTGGAAAAGAAAGAACATTTTTCTTATCATCATCATCCATTTCACATATTCCTTATCAAGTTATACTGTAGTATAACGTTGTTTTGATAAAAAGTCAAGCATTTATTACAGTTTATTTATAGTTATAATTTCATCCCATAGTCAGACGATTGATGTGCGATGCGCAAGTGTTGCGCCAATATATGCATCAGCATATGATGGCAATCTTCAACGACGCCATAGTTGTTGGATTTTATATGTATGCATGCATCCGAAAGATCTTTCACTGCACCACCAGTAAAGCCGACAAATGAAATCACTCCCCATCCTTTATCTTTCGCCGCTTTGCATGCATTCACAATATTAAGTGAATCACCGCTTGAGGAAATCGCAAATAATACGTTACCGATCGATCTTGTATTTTCAATCTGTTTCGAGTACACTTCATACCAGTTGTGATCGTTAGCAATTGCAGTTAGCAGTGAGATATTCGATGCCAACGGTACAAACATGGGTCTAATTTCTGTGTCTGATGCAACACCTTTATTAAAATCACATGTTATGTGTTCGGCTATAGCAGCCGAGCCACCATTACCGCATGTGAATATGTTTCTCCCGTCGGTCATAGCTTTATTCAGGATATACAAAGCTTTCTCCATCTCAGGAATATCCATACTAGCGTAAGCTTCGTCAATCATCTTTTTATACTCAGGAATATATTCTTTTAATTCTCTCATCATATCACTTTCAAAGTCGAACCTTTAGTCTCAAAGGCAAAGGGGAATTTATTGAAATCCGTCATAGCGTCTGTTACGTTTCTCTGATATTTAGTAGGAACATACAATAATAGATATCCACCACCACCAGCGCCCAACAACTTCCCACCGAGCGCTCCAGCCTTCAATGCTGTTTCGTACATACAATCAATATTATCATTAGAGATACCGGAATTGATTGTTTTCTTGACCATCCAAGCTTCATGAAGAAGCTGTCCAAAATCATCTAGTTTACCACAGGACAAATATTTTGATCCCTGAAATGCCATATCAACCATCTGAGCTGTTTTACCGATTACATCGTTTTTGTCTGAATTCAGATCTTCAGTCTGTTTATGTAAAATCATAGAAGCGTATCTAGTATTACCAGTAGCAAAACACATCAAGTTGTTTTGTAGACCATAAGCGTGGTTATTATGCGAGACTGGTTGGACGAACACCTCGCCTTGGGAATGGAAGTGATACTGATTGAGTCCACCATAAGTCGCCGCGTATTGATCTTGCTTGCCAATTGGTTCCCTGCACTTATTGATCTCGATATCACAAGCAAGTTCAGCCAAATCGGCTCTGGTGATTTTATTTTTAAGTGGTGCTGATAGGTAGCTCGCCGCTTGGGCCATTGCAACAGTAAAGGTCGAACTCGAACCCAAACCAGTACCTTTGGTCGGCACGTCCGAGAAACTACTGATCTCGATATTATTGGTCAATGAGAAATGTTTTAGTGTTTCTCTTACTCGATCGTGACGGATATTATTAATACTATCAGTATATTCGAACTCTGAATACACAACTCTGATATGATTAGCCACGCATTTATTGACAGCCAAGTAGATATATTTATTGATGGAAGTAGAAAGACACATCCCTGGTTTTTTGTTGTAGTACTGAGGGAGGTCGGAACCTCCCCCAAAAAAACTTACCCTGAGCGGAGCTTTTACTACAATCATGTCGAATACGTAAACATCTGTTTAGCAAGAACCCTTGATTCGACAGTGGGATACTCTTCCTTCAATGCAGTCAAAAGACTCTCCCATTGAGACGAAATCTTATCGATATTAAACCTTGAATCCGCATAAGCCTTAACAAATTTGAGATAATTCTGGATAGGTTCATTAGCAACAACCTGAATAGCATGATCTAGATTTCTATGGAATACAGCTGCATGCTCGTTTGGTGATTCATCAAACTGGTACATCGAAGTCAGTCCACCGCTAGTGTCCGGTAATGCAGCTAGGTTAGGGTGAACACACACCAAACCAGCTGACATTGATTCGATGAGAACACGACAGCTCGTTTCTTCCCAGATATTAGGGTAAGCAAGGATATGGGCATCAGCTAATGCATTACGCAGAGTGGCCTGATCGACACTACCATGATATGTCATTTGTGGGTGTTGTCTGACTTTCTCGAACAAAGGTTCGTACTGCTGATCAGAATCTTCCCACCCATAAATCTTGAAACTAGAGAAAACATCCAAGTGGATGTTGCTATACGTCTTAGCCAAATGCTCAAACACAGGAACCAGAACATCAAGCCCGCGGTGCGGTGTGGAGAAATAAATTAATCGGATCTTATCATTAAAGTCTTTCTGTTTGACCTCGATAGGCTTGATTGGTGTCTCAATAACACTAACCTTTTTGTTTCTCGGGAACTGTAACTTAGTAACAAAGTCATTGAGCTGCCAGTTCGAACTGAACACAAACTGATGAAAACGATCTCGGCTTTCTGAACCAGCTAGGTGGTTTACTTCTGGATCACCAGCTAGATCGTGCTGCCAGTAGACCCGAATCTTCTCTGGATTAATATCACGAACACGACTAGGAATAATCTGGAAGTGTTCCACCAACTCAGCTGGTACGTATTCTGTTAAAGCGCGTTTGGTGATTTCAGTTCCACCATTAGAGTTCTTAGAGATATCATTCTCTTCGAAGCCTTGCATTATATTTCTCCTCAATTATATTATAAACATATTATACGATAATATTTTATTTAAGTCAAGCTATTTGTTAACATCTCGCCGATAATAATTTCACAAGCATCGCTGATATTGTACGACTCGTAATCTGGAACAGCAAGTCCACTACAATCAGTCGTAGCGCTGCTATGCAATAATATACTTTTGATTCTGCTATCATTCGCTGGTTTTATGTCTTTCCATCTATCACCAATCATCCAGCTTTCATTACGGTCGATGTTGTATTTCTCTATGGTCGATTCCAACATTCCATTACTAGGTTTGTAGCTGGAAGCATGTTTCCTTAACGCACAGAGAATACTATCGATCTCTAATTTATCCATAAGATTTTCGTTGATAACCCGAAGCTCGTTGCTAGTCATATCACCATCAGCAATTCCTGGTTGGTTTGTTACAATAAAAACCAGGAATCCGAAGTCCTTCAATCGCGACATGTTATATGGGACGCTAGAATATATCTCCATCTCATTTATATTCCATGGCGATGTTAGAGATCCGTTCGGTCTCTCGATCAGAGGATTAATAACCCCATCACGATCAAAAAATACCGCCCTATTCACTACTCGGTCCACGATTCGACATAATGGTTTCCTACTCTGTTTCTTAATTCGGACGAACTAAATGAATGATGCCTATCGATATATTTAATATCGATATTTTTCGCAACACACAAGTCTTTGCCTGTGAAACTGCTTAAAAGATAATCCGAACCTAAGAAACGAACATCAATCTGGTTAGCGGTCTGAATAAGATTGATCAAATCAGCTTCTGTTTCATATGGAATAACATGATCAACCCATTGGCAATTAATAAGCTGCACGTACCGCTCGTATACAGTCTGGACGGGTTTATTTTTACTAGAACGGTCGGTGCTGGGATCAGTATGTAGTCCAACAAACAAAAGGTCGCAGTGCTTCCTACAATCTCTGAAGAAAACGCTGTGGCCCGCATGCATCAAATCAAACGATCCGAATGTGTATCCGATAACGCCTGTCATTAGTATGCATCCAAGAATTGAATATATTGAATGCTGTCCATACGGAATGAGCGCCAACCAACATTTTCTACATCCCAACATGCAACCACTTCTGGGTTAGTTTTATGGAAGGTTTTCTCTTGTTCCTGTTCGTCTAGGTTCTGGAACGAAGGTGGTAGGAATTTCTCTGACAGAGAACACTTCATAATACGCGTGGTTCCATCCGCTTTAGTGAAACGGATTTCTAATACACCAGCGCGTAGGTCTTTAATAACTTCATCACGGCTATACATAATTTATACTTTCTTACTCGTTTAGTAGTTTACGGTTGTCTTCTACTTGTTCATTTAATTGAGTTTGCAGTTCTTTGAAACCACCGATATTGAAACCATCGATGACAATAACCGGATAACTCTTAGCTGTTGGGAAAGTTTCCATCAGGAAATCCCTTGTAAAATCTTGCCCCAAAACCATCTCTGTGAACCCGATACCTTTGGAATTCAATAAGGCTTTTGTATTATTACAAAAACCGCATTTTGGTTTCGAATATATGACGACATTCATTTTATTATTAACCCTCATTTATTTTTCCTAGTAATGGCTCTGATCAGATAAGCAGCCAGAGCCAATAATTTATTTATTGGTTTTAATTTCAATACTATGAAACCCGAATATAAGACGCTTTGATGTCGCCTTTCTCTAGAATCTCCCATTTCTGGCCAGTATCTTTCTGATTAAAAAACCACTTATCTTCTACAATTTTATCGTGTTCCATCATCCAAATATCGTCAAAAACAGCCACAGCACCCAAAGGCGATCGCGGGACGAAGAACGCCATCTCTTCATCGACGGCTTCGTTTGTATGAGGACCATCATAGAAGACAAAGGCGTATTGATCCACAAGTTTTTTCTCTTCATCGTAGATTGGAACACCATCGGCATAACGTTTAAAGAACTCAGTGTCCTCCAAACAGAAGAAAGTAAAATTGAAGCCAGCTTGGAATGCATAATAATACAAAGACGGGATAATCCGATTCCGCATACTATTAGTATAATCAAACTTAGTGGCGAAGCTGTCGTCTTTCGACATAGCATCACCTTCAACTTCATATTTCCCTGGATAATGGATTGAAGCGTTGATATTGGTGATTTCTAGATCAATGTTGCCATATGGATCGATACAAAACATTGGGCGGTCTTGGGCGCTATTAGTCTCAACTAATGCATCCATAATGATTTTAGCAGAACCGCCGCGGCGAGTGCCAATCTCAACAACAGCGCCAGGTGTAGAGCCTACTTCCTTCGCTGCATTATAAAGTATTTGATACTCTTGCGAATCTGTATCAAATACTTCTTCCGTACTAAACCGAATCATAGACATCAATAAAACTCCACTACTTCGTCAGCAATACCATATTTCACAGCTTCTTTAGCAGTCAGCCAAACATCTTCAGGTGGTAGTAGATACTTACGGATTTCTTTCTCAGACAACCCTGTGCACTTCTTGTAGTGGTCAATCATACGTACTTGTGAATACTCGAACTCTTTAACTTTAGCGAATAGCTCGTGTTCTTTACCACTGCTACCCCAACTAAACTGATGCGAGAGGATACTGGTGTTTCTGGTAATGTAACGTTTGCCCTTCTCGCCAGCAATAAAAGCCAACAGACCACAAGAAGCAATCAATCCCAACCCATAGGTGTGTACTGGGATTGGCGAACCTTTCATAGTGTCAACCAAAGCGAAACAAGAGTTGACTTCGCCGCCTGGAGAATTGATCAACATCTTCATTTCTTTAGGCTTATTTTCCGCCATTAAATTCCGTTCAAGAATAAACTTCATGGCTTCACCGCACGAAGCGGCGTCAAACTTTTTATTGAACATGAAGTAGTTGTGTTCTTCTATGCTCAGCATATCTTTTTTAGGTAAATCCATATTATAATCAAATCCTATATAATATTATTAATGGTTGATTTCTTTAGTTTGTTTTCAATTTTCCTTAGTTTGTTGATTTTGTTAGTGCTCAGTCGAGCCAACAAAGCTTTGGTCTCGCTACGTTTACGTCTAGCTTTTTCGGATAGAGCTAGGCGTGCATCCGCCGTTCTTGGCATCTATTTTCTTTCTATGTTCATCAAACAGTTCTAGTTGTTCAGGTTCTAGTTGTTCAGGTTCAGACTGATCAGGTTCAGTGTAGTTCTTTTGATATTCTTCTGGAACAACTCCCCAACCCACATCACGGAACCATTCTCTCTCGGTGTACCATGTTCTTTTTTTCTGCGACATATGACTAATCACCCCTAAAAACTAAACCATCCAGTGGTCAAAAGTCCCCAACCAAGAAGTCCAGCTAACGCAAGGAGAGCCATAGGCTTCATGGCAACTTTAATGATAGCAAGGATTGCGGCGATGACAATAATTGAGGCGGGTAGTGCAATAATACCAAGTTCGAATAGATTGGACCCAGAAACAATATTAACCAAGTCAGTTATAGCTAGAGTATTCATTACGTTTCCTTTTTTAGTAAATTATACAAGTAGTATACGGTAATAATGCATTAAAGTCAAGTTTTATTTTATTATTTTATTAACATGAGTGCGGTGGACTCTGACCCAGATATGTTCATTGTACCAATCTTCCGGATGCAACAACACCTCATGTTTGAACTGGTAATGCGCTTCCCAATAATTACACTCGCCTTTGGTTGCACATAATCTCAATATTTCTCTTTGGAATTTATCTGCGCCCATGGAAGCCACATCCTCAATCAAAACTTTATTGGACCCGAAATAATCTTTCCAATCGGATTCAGTAACTCTTTTCTCTCTGCGCTTTTTGCTTTTCAGCCGAACATGTCTTGTGTTTTTGAATAGTTTTTTACCAATATATTTCTTATTGGTTTCAGAATTGGTAATAATATACACAAAACCTGCAAAATCAGAGAGATCTTCGCCATCGAATTCTTTATTCTCATAGAGCCACATAATAAAATATCCCATTTCAGAATATTTATATATGGCTTCGAGGTCATTAAAGCGAGAACCCCTTGAATGTATCTTCACCCACGTCCTTATTAACTCCACCACCAATATAGCTCGTTATTTCCGTTTCTTGTGGCGCCACTTGAACATCCCCTCCACTGATCCATTTAGCAGTCCACGGTAGAGGATTTGATCCGCCTTTGTATGGGGATTCGACGCCAACAGCTGTCATGCGTTTATTCGCAATCCACTCGATGTAGTCACATAAAAGTTCTGAGTTGAGACCAATCATGCTACCATCAGCAAACAAATAATCAGCCCATGACTTTTCTTGATCGACAGCGTCAACAAACATCTGGATGCATTCATCAAGGGTGTCTTCGCGTATCTTAGCGAAATCAGGATCGTCTTTCGGCAGCACCTTTAACAATTGCTGAGTGCCGGCTAGGTGGAGATTTTCGTCACGAGCAATCAACTTAATGATCTTTGCATTACCTTCCATTCTCTTCAGTTCAGCGAAAGCCCACGAACAAGCAAAGCTGACATAAAAGCGAACGCCTTCCAAAATATTCACCGACATGAGAGTCAGCCAGATAGCTTTCTTATGTTCGTATGAAGATACGGGCGTACCCATATCCACAGCATTATTGAAGTGGATAAGTTTATCGTAGTACTCGCTAATTTGATCAGCACAATCAACAATTTCATCCGTGTCCATGATAGTATCAAACACTTCAGATGGATTCGAGTAAATGTTTCGAATGATATGAGTGTATGATCGAGAGTGGATTGTCTCACTGAAAGCCCAGGTGATGATCCAGTTTTCTAATTCCGGAAGGGAGCAAATACTACCAAAAGCAGCAGTGGGTGCACGACCCTGCACTGAATCTAGTAATATTTGCCTTTTGAGGTTTGATGTAAAAATATGTTGCTCATGCGAGCTGAGTTGTTTGAAGTCTTTGCTATCCTTATAGATATCCACTTCTTGTGGAGTCCAGAAGAAACCCAGCTGCTTTTCGGTGAGCTTATCCAGAAATGGGTATTTCTGCATATCGTATCTTGCAATAGTAGGTGATTCGTCCAAAAAGAGCTTACAATCCATATGGTTTTTCTTGGTATTAGTATCAAATACTTTCACGCGAGACATCCTTAGTTAGGTAAATTAATTATAACGTAGTATAACGTAGTTTCAATATAAAGTCAAGCTTTATTAACTAAGGAGCTTGCTAACACTCATCTCTTGGACCCTTGCGGGCTTACTTACCGTTTCCGGTGCGTGGGGTAGCCGTTCCCACCTCTTAGCTGTTGCCCAGATCCTAGCATTGCAGGACGGAAAGAGTCAAATTTGTATTGCAGGCCATAAAGTCCCCGCCGCCCTTCTCTTGTCTAATTGAGCTTCTCTTCCTGGTCTGGGATTGATTGTATACCTAGACATTACGAAACGCGTTCAGCAGTTAGCATGTTGTCGCTTGCGTCGTATGTGTAAGTGATATGCGCGATTAGAGTGCCCGATGCTTGTTGCCCACCACGATAATAACGTACATCAGTAAGATTAGTAGCTGAAGTTCCGCCACCTGTGCCATAAGTATATGCCACATAGTCGTGTGGTCCAATACCAAAACCAGTTTGAACGAAGTTATCTTCACTAAATTTTTTATTGTGATATGCCATTATTGAGGTTTCCTATACGGGTGTTGTATAATTGTATTTATGCTATCTCGTATTTATATTAACCTATACAAATACAATTCAATATCGCGTCGAGTTTTAACAAATCTTAGATGTGACAGGAATCGCAATCTTCCTCGTCAATTTCACCCACAGCCAATTCAGGCTCTGAGTTGTAAACATCGATCTCACCAGCACCGTCATATGTGTTAAAATAATACAGCTGTTTCGTTCCATATTTGTAACAGACTAATAGGTGTTGAATCATCTCACTCAACGGAATCTTCTCGTCGGTATAATGTTGTGGGTTATATGATGTGTTGATTGAAATTCCTTGGTCGATAAATTTCTGCAGAACAGCACAAATCTTCAAATAACCTATTGGTGATTTCTGGTCCCACAACAAATCATATTTGTTTTTCAACTTCCGAATTTCTGGAACAACCTGCCTCAGCACACCATCCTTTGATTGTTTGATAGAGACTAGAGCTCTTGGAGGCTCAATCCCGTTAGTGGAGTTCGAGACCTGCGCTGATGTTTCTGACGGCATTAATGCCATCAAAGTTGAATTTCGAATACCGTATTCTTTTGCTTGTTCTCTAAGTGATTCCCAGTTATAATGGTACACAGGGTCAACTAGCTCGTCGACATCTTTCTTATAAGTGTCGATAGGCATGATACCTTGTGAATATTTGGTTTCATCAGTCTTTAGACACGCGCCTCTTTCTCTTGCTAAATCAATAGACGCTTTAATCAGATAGTAAGACCATGCTTCTGTGTATTCGTGGATCATTTGGAGGCCATCTTTATCAATATTCTGGTAAGATAGATTATTCTTAGCAATCCAATACGCCATATTAACGATACCAACACCAAGTGGTCTGCGGTTCATCGTTGATATCTCTGCAGCTAGTACTGGGTAATCTTGATATGTCAGCAATTCATCTAATGCACGGACAATAACTTCACATGGTTTCTTGAAGTCTTCGGGTGATTTGATTTTACCCCAGTTGACCGCGGCAAGAGTACATAGTGAAATCTCACCAGCTGGATCATTGATATTGTTCAGTGGCTTTGTTGGGAGTGTGATTTCGCAACAGAGATTGCTCATCCTGATAGGCGCTTTGTCTTTGATAAAAGATCCATGATCATTTGCGTGATCCACATTCATCAAATAGATGCGACCAGTGTCCTTTCTTTCTTGTACAAAGGAAGAAAACAACTCTATCGCTGGAACTGTTTTCTTTCTAATTTTAGTAGATTTCTCATATTTCTCATACAAGGTTTCAAACTTATCATTATCGATAAAGAAAGCATCGTACAAGTCAGGAACATCATTAGGACTGAACAGTGTTATATCTTTATTTTCTATAACACGCTGGTACATTAAACGGTTGAACTGCACGCCGTAATCCATATGTCGAATACGGTTATCCTCAGTGCCTTTATTATTCTTGAGTACTAATAGATCCTCCACCTCGTAGTGCCAGATGGGATAATATAACGTTGCAGCTCCCCCGCGAACTCCGCCTTGACTACAACTTTTGACTGCACTCTGGAAGTGTTTAAAGAACGGAATTGTCCCGGTATGCGTGGTGTCTCCGTTTCGAATCTTAGAACCAATAGCCCTGATTCTACCAGCGCCAATACCAATACCTGCTTTCTGAGAAACGTATTTAACGATCGCCGATGATGTAGCGCTGATGGAATCCAACGAATCATCAGTTTCCACCAAAACACACGAAGAGAATTGTTTCTGAGGGGAACGTAGACCAGCCATGATTGGAGTCGGGAGAGAGATTTCAAAGTTAGAAATGCAATCATAAAAAGATTTGATCATCCCAAGCCTATATTCGCTATCATACCTCTTATCGTATTCGCGGAATAAAGTTAGAGCAATCATGATAAAACACATCTGCGGTGTTTCAAACACCTCGCCTGACACTCGGTTTTTAATAAGATATTTACCACGGAACTGTTCCATACCGACATAAGCAATATTATAATCCCTCTCGTGATCTATCATATTGTTGATCTTGTCTAGCTCTTCGTCGCTATACACGCCAGTAATATCTGAGTCGTAATAGCCCAAATCTACAGTAGTATTGATATGATCATTCAGGTGTGGAATATCAAACATCCAATCTTTAGTTTTACCATATACTTGTTTTCGTAGATTATAATTGATCAATCTAGATGCTACGTATTGATACCCTGGGGATTCTTCGCTGATAAGGTCTGCAGACGCCTTAATAAGTGTTTCTTGGATATCAACAGTCTTGATGTTATCATAAAATTGAATTTGAGATTTTAATTCTATCTCTGAAGCAGAAACGCCACTAATACCTTCGCAAGCCCATCCTACGACTTTATGGAACTTATTGAGATCGAGAGCCTCTTTGGCTCCATTTCTCTTTGTAACACATACAATATTCTTTTTTGTCATTCTAGTTTACGTCCCTTCCTTCATAGAACGCATGTAATGTTCTGCATTCTGATCGCCTACTTCATGCGCTTTATTATACCAATATTCTGCTTGTTTAATATCTTTTATCCGTTCGCTATATAGGAAACCTAACTTACCAAGCGCCGGTGCATAACCATTTTCAGCACAAATTTTAAGATATGTTATGGTTCTGTTTATATTCATGTGTTCATCAAATGCATCCAGAGCTAATGGATACAAATTATCGATAATTTGTTTTTTATCTAATGCATATTCGTCCATTACTATAATTCCACATGATCTAATGCGTTGGCGACGATAGGATAGTGCTTACAAATCTGCTCCCAGCATTGTGTGGCAATTTCTCTGTGTTCTTTCTGAGTTTCTGGCCCACAGCGTAATGCGCAATAATGAATCCATGAGCGTAATGTTCCATTCATATTCATACGACTAACAGTCAAACCTTCTGGCAGAACAGCACGAGCTTGCTCTTTAGCTATGCCATTTCTAATAGCCCACAAGTACACTTCTTTACTATCGTCAATCAAACCATCCTGAGCGTTTCTCCAATCTCTATGCAATTCTGAATCATTTTCTATCTCAATACTATTTTGTCTGTTCTTAGTGTCTTGGAGACGAGCTTCGCGCGTTACAAAATCTAGATCTTTAGTTGGATCAGCGTACCGTTGGCTATATTCTTGGAAAGAAAAAGAACGGTGGCGCAAAATCTGTCTAGCTATATCGCGAGTTGTCTCAATTTCCATCAGGACAGAAACCATTTCAAAAGGCGAAAAGTGGGAATTTTTAATCAAATACTCGATCAGCTTTTCCGAATCCGTACGTGTTTGACCAGATGGATTACTGATGCGTGCACAATATGCAATCAGTGATTGTGAATCCATCGATGATCCGGCCAGATCATCACACACCACTTCAGTTTTACCAATAATTCTAACTTTGCTGCTCATACTTTTCTCCAATTCGAAAGTCTCAATTTCGCTGTTAATGATTTGAATGTGTTTTCGTCTATTAGTTTTTTAATGGCTTCTGGTGAATTACCACACATCACCATATCGTTTATATCTTTATGTACTACGTTATCTGGAAAAATACAAACGCTCAATCCTTTGTCTATCGCTTTCTGGATTTTATTAACTGTCTCGTGCGATCTTGGTTCATTATCATATATAATAACAAGATCACTATCTCTAAACTCTTCACCAACTGCACTAACATCACCACCAGCCGAAGCTACGCAATTTGGTATGAACATCGAATCGATTGGTCCTTCAACACAGTATACCTTCTCTGAAGGGTCAACGGTATCAAGACCATATATTTTTGGGGTGTTCTCATCAAGTACAATGGTAATATACTTAGTGGTGTTCTTATTCTTGTCTAAAGCTCTACCCTGTAATGCGTGCATATTCTTTTCTTGATTAAAGAAAGGTATCAACAATCTGGGCTGGTCGTACTTCAAAGCTTTAGGTTCGAATTTATCTGGGATGAGCTCATTAACGAAATGTAAGAACTTTGGACACAAAAACATCTTTGCGTGATATTGATTGGGAATCTTCCTACCAGCAACGTATTGTTTTAATGGGTGGTTGTGGTTTAACTGACTGATTTTCTTCAGTCTTTTTAATGGACCAGTCTTTAAGAAAACAGGCTTCTTCATCTTAGACACAAATTCATCAAGTTCAGTTTTTTTAGTATCTGTAGATGCTTTTTCAGCTAGGCTTTCCATTCTCATTTCGTTATAGAGAGTGTTGTCAACTTGTCTGATAAAGTTATTAATAGAAGCAGATGCACCACAATTATGACAGTGGAACGACATCTTACCTTTCTTTTCGTATATGTAACCTCTGGCTTTCTGCTTGTTGGTATCAGAGTCGTTACAAATAGGGCATCTGAAGTTGTACAGAGTAGACGTCTTACGTTTAAACTTATCGAGTTTAGACGATAGAAGGTTAATATACTTATGTTCTAACCAATGCATTAATATACCTTTTCAAAAGCGACAACCTATTATACCGTTGTTGCACTTAAAAGGCAAGCGTTAATTTGCGAAAAGTGAAAGTATTTGTGAGCTGTTTGAGATGAAGAATATAACCGCTGTGAAGCCGCCAATATACATCCAGAAATATCTCTGCATGGTATTGAGTTTTTCTGTCAGTCTTTCGTATTGTGAGATATGTTCAAGTCTCATTACATCTAATTTCGCCACAACCTGCATATCTTCATCATGCATGGTTTTGTAGACCTTATCCAACGCTTCTTGTAATTCTGCGCGTCTCAATTCTATAGAATCGTGCATAGAGACCAGACCTTTCTCTTGTTGGTTAATTCTTTGTTCGTGGACAGCTAACAACGTATTAAGATCGGCCGATACGTCCGTTAGTTTCTCCAGCGCCCTCTCGAGTCTTCTGTCATGATGCTCAGAACCAGACACATCAGAGAGTCTTTTTTAATGTCTTAAATGCGGGCTTCATTTTAGCTAGAGGAGTAAGGCTTTTCAGTGTGTTTGTCTTAACAATATCGGAAAGCTTCTTCTTCTTCTCGTTAGGCTTCATTATGCCAGCGCGTGTATTGACACCACCACCGATCATATTTCGACCGTTTGAATTGCGTGGCTTCCAGGTCACACCCTGGCTATTGTCGCCTGTACCAACAACAGCTGCTCCAGTGACATTTGCGGCGATCTCTTCATTCATAGTTCTCTGAGCCTTTCGACTATATGTTGGTCCATTAGTATTAAGTCTGTATCTATATAGTCTTTATCGCCAACATGGTATATGTATCTAGGCAATACACCCAGCAATACCAAAAATGGTTTCACATATTCAATCTGTTTTTCTAGTTTCAACCACAACAACTTACAAAGAACTTCCGGACCGAAACAATTATTTAAAATAATAATATGATTCAGTATCAATCTTTCTTTCAGCTCGTCATTGACGATGTATCGCGTGATCAATTTCTTTATATATTTGATTCTACTGAGGTCATGGTTAAATTCCTCAGTAGAAGTATATTTACTGTTGTCGTAATGATGCGCGCAATATAACAAGAAATTCTCGTCATTCAAAACAATATTTTTCATTTTATAATTAATTCTTTACCAGCTAGCGATAGCAGTTCTTTTCCAAGTGTTCGTAGCAGTGCAGATGTAGATATAGCTACTATCATATGCAATACTACCAGCTATACCATTTGCTGAAGAATTAGCAGGCGCGCTAGATGAAACCACGATATTGGCTGAGAAATTCGACATAGTAACAGTGCGAACACTAGCGCTACCAGCTGGATCTCTCAGAACCATAACACGATCAGTACTGGCGACATTAGCCGCTGTCGCCAGTTCTGAGACTTTAAGTGAATTATTTGCCATTTTTTAATTTATATCAATTATGTTGTGATTGTAAGAGTGGCGTTAGACGATACAATATTAGCAGCACCAGTAGTAGACACAGTCACCTTAACATCGATATTAGCTGTCTCGACGGCTGAGTTAACGACAAGTGATGCGGTAGTAGTCACACCAACGTTACCACCAGTCTGGATAGCGTCGCCGTTTGCGTATGTCCAAGCGTATGTTAAGCTAGCACCAGATGGTACAGAATCAGATACAACAGTGAACGTTGCATTTTCGGCAGCTGTTGTATTAGCCGAAGTAGCACTTGGTTGTGTAGTGATTCGTAGGAGATAATCAGCGAAAGATGTGTCTTCAGCATCACCAGTAATACCACCAGCAACTAGAGTCTCACGCATAATACGTCCAGAGCGACCGCCTGAACCTTTTGTTTCCAACACCCAACCTGAGTGTGTGACTGCGCCTTGTTTCGCGGACACTTCGTCATCACTCACACCAAACTGGCCGATTGTCTGGCCTGTGATGAAAGCATCAGCTGTTGTATTACCAAATAATGCAGTGCGGTTAGCAACATTTGCTGTGACCTTCAAGCCACCAGCAGCGAAAATCGTTGAATTTGACGCCGCGTCGTTTTTGCCCCATTGAGCCATGTTTGTATACTCCTTGTGTATATCGAATTATCCAATTAGATAGTATTTATAAGAATAATATTCTTATTTATCCAGTAATTTTTGGACCATTGCTTTGAGTTCTGCAATCTCTGCTGCTTGTGCTTCGATCTTAGCATCTTGCTCTTTGATAGCTTCGATGAACAGTGGCGCAAGCTTTTCGTACTTGACAGTTAAGTAGTTCTCGCCTGATCTACTTTGCCAATCGCCTGACTCGCCAGTTGGCTTACCATTTTCATCTCTACCAAAGTCTGCATCAAACGGTGCTAGTGCAACTGCTTGTGGAAGAACTTTTTCAACTTGTTGAGCAATGACACCTGCTTCATCTTTTCTACGGCTTGGGAAGAATCCAACTTCTTCTACCATGTCTTTCCAGTCATAGTATACACCGTCTAGTGATTTAACTTTGTCCAATGCTCCATCAATTGTGCGAATGTTTTCTTTCAGTCTTTCGTCTGAACCATATGCTGTGATTTCAGTACGTGCGTTGATAGCACCACCTGTTTGCATATCGTTGCTGCCGCTGGTAACAATTTGCAGAGGCCATCTACTGTTTGTTTGAGTCCAAGTTGTACTGTCAGTGCCGCCACGTAAGAGGTAGAAGATATCACTGTTTTGGTGTATCATACTAACACTGTTATTAGTATCACGCAAGTAGATAGTTGGTGATGCGTTTCTAATATAAATGTTTTGGCTTGCTGTTGCAGTACTGCGTAAGAAGCCTGAACTGTCAATACCATCTAGAGTATTTGCATCATCGGCACTAATACCAGTCAATCCACTACCGTCACCTGTGAATATGTTGGCTTGAATGTTACCTGTTATGTTAATGTTTCCTGCACCACTCAATGTACCACTGAAGCTGTCATTTGCATCGCTGCGCAAAAAGCTTGAACCTTGTACACCATCAAGTAAATCAGCATCAAGACCAGAACCCGTACCGTCGTTGTATTCAGACCATACACGATATTTGTTAGCGCCGAGCGACCAACCCCCAATAACAAAGTCATTCAGACCGCCATCGAGACCAAAATACGTAGCAAAATCACCAATAACGTGGAAAGCCATTAGCGCATCTTTTTGCGCTGTATCTTGTCGAATTTCCAAAGTGTTCGAACTACCTGTTAGGGTGTCGTCCAAGTCTAACCCAGCAGGCGGGTTGATGACCGCAACCCCGCCAGAAAACGTTGCCCCTGCTAATGTCGTGGTGCCCGATACATCCAGGCCGGTCGCGGTCACGCTGCCCGATACATCCAGGCCAGTGGAGTTAATAAGCTTGAGAGCATCACCAGTTAGTCGCCCTACTATTGTTTGTGTGCCGTTTTTTACTACAGCAAACTCCAATAGACCGTCTTCAGTGCCCGCCGTTACATCAGAAGTTTTACCTGTTATTTTAGCGTAAAGCTGATCTCCGCCGCTGCTGTGCTTACCATCAAAGCGAACTTGGCCAAGATAATCGCCATCAGCTGGTGATGCGCTGTTTCGATATAAAGAAAACTCTGGACCTGCGGCAGACCCTCCATCGGTATTCGAAATGGTTACGTCGCTAGTTGAAGTAAGGCCATCGAACGTAGGCGCGTCAGTCGTACCTAATGCAAGATTAGTTCTTGCGGTAGCAGCATTTGCCACATCACTGAGATTGCTTGACGCTTGTAGGTATGTATCAAGGTCTGAGATTTGTGACTCTGTAATAGACAGAGCAGCTTGGTGTGTTGTTACATCCGACTCAGTTACTGTATAAGATGTTAGGTAACTAGGGTCAGATGAAGGAACCCAAGAAGGCGTAACATCAGCATTTGTGGCGACTGTATCTAACTTAGTACCGTCTATTGATACATCTCTACCATCTACTGTTTCGGTGCCTGACATAACAATATTGCCAGTCATAGTACCACCGGCTAGTGCCAGTTTAGTAGCAATCAAATTCGTTATGGTAGTAGAGAAGTTAGCATCATCGCCAAGCGCCGCGGCTAGTTCATTAAGCGTGTCTAGAGCGGCGGGAGGTGAATTTAACAAAGTAGTTATCTCAGCGTCTGTATATGATACAGCGTTAGTATATGCGCTGGCTGCTGCTGTTTGCGCGCTGGCTGCTCTTGTGTTGGCAGATATGGCGGTATCGTAAGCAGTTTTTACTGAGTTAGCAGCCCCTGCATACGTGATGCTAGTGTTACCAACCGAGTCCAATATTAGTCCATTAGCATAAGAAACAGCGTTAGTGTATGCAGTCGCTGAAGATGTATCCGTGTAAGAAACACTGTTAGTGTAAGCGGCTGTAGCTGCTGTTTGTGCACTAGCGGCTCTGGTGTTGGCAGCGCCAGCGTTTGTGTTCGCCGTTATTGCCATATCGTAAGCGGTCTTGACGGAGTTAGCGACTGCTATATGAGTAATGCTAGTATTAACAACCGAGTCCAGTCTCAGCCCATCAGTATAAGAAACAGCGTTAGTGTAAGCGCTGGCTGCCGCTGTTTGCGCGCTAGCGGCTCTTGTGTTAGCGGATATGGCGGTATCGTAAGCAGTTTTTACTGAGTTAGCAACAGCTGTATGGGTAATGCTAGTATTAACAACCGAGTCCAGTCTCAGCCCATCAGTGTAGGAAACAGCGTTAGTGTAAGCGGCTGCAGCCGCTGTTTGTGCACTAGCGGCTCTTGTGTTAGCGGTTATGGCGGTATCGTAAGCGGTCTTGGCGGAGTTAGCAGCTGCTACATAAGTAACGCTAGTGTTAACAACCGAATCAACAATCAATCCATCAGTATAAGAAACAGCGTTAGTGTAAGCGCTGGCCGCCGCTGTTTGCGCGCTAGCAGCTCTTGTGTTAGCAGATATGGCGGTATCGTAAGCAGTTTTTACTGAGTTAGCAGCTGCTACATAAGTAACGCTAGTGTTAACAACCGAGTCCAATATTAGTCCATCTGCGTAAGAAACAGCGTTTGAATACGCATTTGCGGATTTATCTGTTATCAAATTCGTTATGGTAGTAGAGAAGTTAGCATCATCACCCAGGGCTGCAGCCAGTTCATTTAGAGTGTCTAGAGCGGCGGGAGGTGAATTTAACAAAGTAGTTATCTCAGCGTCTGTATATGATACAGCGTTGGCGTAAGCATCAGCAGCATTTGTATTTGCGGTAATCGCTGTGTCATATGCTGTTTTAACGGAATTAGCAGCTGCTACATAAGTAATACTAGTATTAACAACCGAATCTAAACGTAATCCATCAGTGTAGGAAACAGCGTTAGTATATGCGCTGGCAGATGCTGTTTGCGCGCTAGCAGCTCTTGTGTTAGCAGATATGGCGGTATCATAAGCGGTCTTGGCGGAGTTAGCAGCTGCTGCATGTGTGATGCTAGTATTAACAACCGAGTCCAATATTAGTCCATCTGCGTAAGAAACAGCGTTAGTATATGCGCTGGCCGCCGCTGTTTGCGCGCTAGCAGCTCTTGTGTTAGCGGCACCAGCGTTTGTATTCGCTGTTATTGCCATATCATAAGCGGTCTTGACTGAGTTAGCAACAGCTATACGAGTAATGCTAGTATTAACAACGGAATCTAAACGTAATCCATCAGTATAAGAAACAGCGTTAGTGTATGCAGTCGCTGAAGATGTATCCGCGTAAGAAACAGAGTTAGTGTATGCAGTCGCTGAAGATGTATCCGTGTAAGAAACAGCGTTAGTGTAAGCGGCTGCAGCTGCAGTTTGCGCGCTAGCGGCTCTCGTGTTAGCAGATATGGCGGTATCATATGCTGTTTTTACTGAGTTAGCAGCTGCTACATAAGTAACGCTAGTGTTAACAACCGAATCCAAACGTAATCCATCAGTGTAGGAAACAGCGTTAGTGTATGCAGCCGCAGCTGCAGTTTGCGCACTAGCGGCTCTCGTGTTGGCTGCAGTAGCGTTTGTGTTCGCCGTTATTGCCATATCATAAGCGGTCTTGACGGAGTTAGCAACAGCTGTATGGGTAATGCTAGTATTAACAACCGAGTCCAGTCTCAGCCCATCAGTATAAGAAACAGCGTTAGTGTATGCAGCCGCAGCTGCAGTTTGTGCACTAGCGGCTCTTGTGTTGGCAGCGCCAGCGTTTGTGTTCGCCGTTATTGCCATATCGTAAGCGGTCTTGGCGGAGTTAGCAGCTGCTGCATGTGTGATGCTAGTATTAACAACCGAATCAACAAGCAATCCATCAGCATAAGAAACAGCGTTAGTGTAAGCGGCTGCAGCTGCAGTTTGCGCACTAGCGGCTCTCGTGTTAGCAGCGCCAGCGTTTGTGTTCGCCGTTATTGCCATATCGTAAGCAGTTTTTACTGAGTTAGCAGCCCCTGCATACGATATGCTAGTGTTACCAACCGAATCAACAACCAAGATGCTACTGATACCAGAAACCACGCCCGCTATTTGAATATCTGTATATGATACAGCGTTAGTATATGCGCTGGCTGCCGCTGTTTGTGCACTGGCGGCTCTTGTGTTGGCATATATGGCGGTATCGTAAGCAGTTTTTACTGAGTTAGCAGCCCCTGCATACGTGATGCTAGTGTTAACAACCGAGTCCAATATTAGTCCATTAGCATAAGAAACAGCGTTAGTGTATGCAGTCGCTGAAGATGTATCCGCGTAAGAAACAGCGTTAGTATATGCTGCATCTGCATCAATTGAAACTAACACACCAATAGCGTTGGCGCCAGGATCAGCTTGATTAGAAGTGACCTGTGGGCTTACAGTTACCAGACCCTCTTGCACCCTTGTGATGACACCGGCATTATTAGCTTCAACATCATACACATACCTCCCAGGTGTCATGACGCTAGTCTGGTTAGCTGTTAAGCTTAATGTGATAACACCTGCTGAGACGTTAATTGCTGTTGTGAACTCAGCTGTTAGTGATCCAGCGCCATGGTGCTTTCTGATTTGAGACTTAGAGCTATACCCTGACAGATCTAAGACGTCACCATTCGAATCCGTCAAAACTATGTTAGAAGAATATGTTTCGCCTTGGTTTATAACAAGATTTAGTTTAACACTCATTGGTTCGCCTTAATATTTATCATCCACAGGTGTATTTAGTCCTATCTTGTCACGCCTGGGGTTACTGTAACAATACCTTCTTGCACCCTTGCAACCGAGCCCAAGCTATCAGTTGTTTCTAAATCATACACATATCTACCAGCTGATAAATTGCTGGTTTGGTTAGCGCTGAGACTTAATGTGATAACACCTGATGAAACGTTGATCGCTGTTGTGAAATTTTCTGAAATATTAGTAGATCCAGCGTGCTTTCTGATTTGTGAATTAGCAACATAACTTGTCAAATCAAGTATGTCGCCATTAGAGTCTGTCATGGAAATATTACTAGACCAAGTAACGCCTTGATCTATAACAAGATTTAATTTAGTGGACATTATTTACCAAGCTTTGCACGACCAGTATCGCGCCTTTGTTTTGGGACCAGGATTGGTGTCGCAATGATGTCTAGCCCTGAAAGACTTTTTCCGAGCTGGAATATTCTTTTTAATTTTCATGTTTGGGTCACCGAATCGTACAACCTGCGCTGTACCATCACCATCAGGGTCTACATAAACAGCTGACTTTTTTGTTCCGCCAGGTGTTCTGAAAGGCTTATTTAATTTCACCTTCCTCCCTTTGTATGTGGCTTCCATAAACTGTCTGTAACTTAACATTTTACACCTATAATTCTTCTTTGAATAAAAATGGGATGGAGTCGACTCCATCCCATTCCATTATTTAGTAGTGCTTCAACATTTGTGCACGTGTCATCTCCGCACCAAAATGTTTAGCAAGGAAATCGCTAGTACATTGCTCTTTCTGGGCTGGCTTTTGAGAATTAACATACTTGTTATAATACGCCTTGACATCGTCCTTGTGGATCATTTTATTCGCATTCGTTGATGGATGCGTGATTCTGATATGATCGCCTTGCACTCTGCCCTTAGTGTGAGCAGTACGTACTTGTTGGAATGGATGTTCAACATCGCCTTCGTCTTTACTAGGACGTCCACGTTTTGCCTTTGGGGCGTCGTCGCCGTATTCTTCAGTGTGTGGACCTTTAGATTTCTTGTTGATTTTCTTATCGATCTCTCGCTTATCAATCTCTCGACCAATGGATACACCCACACCCAAAGCGGCTGGTGTCAATTTGAGCTTGTCCGCAGCCATTTTGCCGATTTTATCACTAACTTCCTTTCTAAATTTATTAGCCGCGATTGGAGCTTTAAAAGCTTTAGCAAGAAATCTCAGAACCGCAAGACCAGCGTTTTCTTGCAAGTCTTCTGATTCCAATAACTCATCAGAGTTTTCCACCATCTCGGCAATAACATCGAGAACATAATCGTCGAACTCTTCTTCCGTGATATCAGAAACATCATAGTCTTCCAAAAGACTATTGGAAATGGCTTCATGGATATCCGCAAAAGCTTCTTCTAGCTCAGCTTCAGCTGCTGCTAACTCAGCTTCATGGACATGCCCGAGAGCTTCTAGAGTGGCTTTTATGTCGTCTTTCGACATAGTCTTTTTGCTCTCTTTTAGATTTTCTTGGCTAATAAAATCAGCATACTTATTTACATAATTGTTTGACATTAGTGATTCTTCCTTCGCTTTAAATTAAAAAAAAATGTGTTTGTTGTTAGTGAGTTTATTTAAGATCAGATTTATTCCGTTTAACTGTTGGTGTTTTACGTGCATCCGGATGATGCATGTTATCGTCAAGCAACGCAGACATCATTTGAGATATATCAGCCTTCGTTAATTTAGGTTTAACTTTACCATAAGGTCCGCCCTCCATGTCTTCTGGGGGTGTGACCTCTTTCGACTTAATGCCTTTCGCTCGGTCGACGACCGAACTCAGCTTCCAATAGTCACCTTTATGGTGTCCATTAATGAAATCTGCATACTTATTTACATAATTGTTTGGCATTAGATTATTTTCCTCTTTCTTCTGAACGTTTGATCATTCTTTGTTTTAATGCATCAACGCCAGAACCGGAATCTGTACCAGCTTTATTGAGCGTTGGTTTGGTATTCACAGTTGGATTCTGTTTGCGAGCTTTAGCTTTAGCTATATTCCTTGCGCGTAAAGCCTCATTCCCTCGTCCACTAGACATCTGAACAGGTTTTGGATCAGGGTTTTTTGCATCAGGTTTTTTTGGATCAGGGTTTTTTGCATCAGGTTTTTTTGGATCAGGTTTTTTTGGATCAGGTTTTTTTGGATCAAGTTTTGGATCAGCAGGTTCACTAGATATAACGGGATGTATTGGTAAGAGTTCTATTTTGATTTCATTTCCGGGCACGAACTTCTCGGCTTTTAAATCCTGGATCTCCTGTTCTATTTTTTCAATTGTTTTTTGATTGCTTAAATTTGGTGTATTTCGTAGCCCTTTGATTATATCTTTCTTTTTTTTAATTTCTGCGGCTATATCATCGCCCTTGTTTTGTTCGGATATAAACTGCAAGTATCCTTTAATATGTGACATTATTTGATCTTCCTTTATTTTTTACTTAATGACCGGTTTTTTATATAGTCTGTATACCAGCGTTGTATAGCCTCAGATCTTTTTTTCTTCTTAGCGGCTTCTCGTTGTCCAAGAAAGTCCACTTCACCTGGTCTGGCGGTATCCACCGCTTTAAACTTAGCATTGTCTCTAGC